CCTATATCAGCATCCCATCTCCATGTCCGTTTGAGGAAATTGGAGTTGACTCCCATGATGTTGTCATCACCATACGTCATCAAACTGACAGACTGTTTAAAAGTCTGCACCTCTTTCAAAGGATTAAGTTGCAGATAACAATACCGCATGTAGATGGAATTGGCTAGACTATTGATAACAACGGTTAGTGGATGTCCAGAAGGATTACTCCCAAAGAACTCAATCAGAGTCCCATTGAAGTCAACGTTAGGAAAGGCTGTGTCATAGGCAATACCTCTGACAATATCCAAGTCTTCAGGATCGTATCCGGCACGAGCGCACAAGTCAATGATAATGTCGAAAGCCGCCAAAATTACATTGGCTGGCATACGCTTGTCAAACTTGGAATAGTCTCCCGCAACAATACGATCATCACCGTGTTGAACCAAATACTCCCGGATCTGTTCCCATTCAAGAGATTGTGCAACTACACCGGGCCCCATCTCATACACAAAACGATTGTTTTGTAAGTGGATGATAGGAGCCAAGAGATATTTGCGCACTACAATAGTCCAGGCCATTGGAGATGAAGTAAACACTCGAGTTTTCCTGAGATCGGATTTCTCGAATGTTACTGGTTCGTCCTTGAGATTACCACTGAAGATTGGGTGCCACCTGTATTTACTACGATAGGTGTTTTCAATGTCTTCAATGGTATCGAGGATTTCTTGAGTTGGCATGACAAGATCCTCCCCTGGTCCACTTGGAATAGGGATCAGAAAATGGGATTTAGATCTCTTGTAAGGTACTCCAGCACTGGATTTGCGATTAAGCTTGTCACAGTATTTGAGACCAGGTCTACCGTTCACTGCGGTTTTCAGGTCGTAAACCTGTATACCTTCAGTGCTCAGTTTCCTGGATTCATCGATTATGGAACCCACACACGTTTTCAAGTAGTCTTCGTTCAATTGTGTTACTGGACGAGTCATATCATTGATGGCTAAGAGCCACGGTGTGGAACCCATGTTAGGCGCTTTGTGAGTGATTTTATAACCTCTTTTAGTCATAGATTGACATATTAAGGTGTTATCAACACACGATCCTTTAGTCATGCGAAATTCTCCGACATAGGAACCAATCACGTTTGCTGTCCCTGCATTGGCCTCCTTCAAAAGACCATTCACACTAGGATGTGAGAGCCAACGCTCTGCGGATGGAGCAGAGATTTGGACACACCCAGGTTCAATGAAGTCTTCTTCCAGAAGATCACAATACTTTCGTACTGTTGAATCTGTGACTTTCATAGCAGCAACATGGGAACCTACACCCAGGGTGTGGATACCCAAAATGATGTGTCCGGCAGGAGTGTTGGAGAAAAGTGCAGTGCCACAATCACCTACTTGCGTTGGTGTTTGCACCTTACCTCTCCAACAAGGACGACTAACGATCAAACCAT